GCGCGTTCGGCTATCAGGGAGTGCATGGAGTGAGCGGCCGCATTCTCGTAGCCTGCGAGTTTTCAGGCACCGTCCGGCGCGCGTTCGCGGATCTCGGCTATGACGCATGGTCCTGCGACCTGCTGCCTGCCGAGGACCGCAGCAACCGGCACATCACCGGCGACGTCCGCGACGTGCTTGCCGATGGTTGGGATATGCTGATCGTGGCACACCCGCCGTGCACGCGCCTCTGCAACTCCGGCGTGCGTTGGCTCAAGGTGCCGCCGCCGGGCAAGACGCTGGAGCAGATGTGGTCGGAGCTCGACGAGGGCGCCGCGCTGTTTTCGGACATGTGGAACGCGCCGATCCCGCGCGTCGCCGTTGAGAACCCCGTGATGCACCGGCACGCCAAGGAACGGATCGTCGATTTCCGACCGGCCGCACAGAGCGTGCAGCCGTGGGAATATGGCGACTGGGAGACCAAGCGTACGTGCCTGTGGCTTCGCGGGCTTCCTGCGCTTGTCCCGACCTATTCGACGATCGCTGCGGCGCGACGGGGCTTGGGAATCGAGGGCGATGAAAAGCCTACGGCCCGTGTCCACCGCATG